GTTTCGACTCTTCGAACATTGCGGTAGCGCCGCTTAATCCGTTGTATGCTCTTACATGCTGTCCTTGAAAACGACCGTCTGTATTGAACATCCTAAGACCGCTTGTGCAACCACCGTGCATTGTGTGCCAGGCATAATAATATTCACACCAAACATCATTGGTACTACCTGAAAAATCTTCTGGTTCTATTCTTAGAGATGGATATGTTCCTGACCAAGCTTTATTATATTCATCTACAATCATTGAGGCTTCTCTTCCATTGCCTCCAATAATAGCATCTTTTGCTGCAACAATAGCATTTCTTTTCATTTGTCTAACTCTATCTTTAGTTTGTTTTTCAGTTTCAATTCTTTTTAATACTTTTTGAGGATATCCACCAACTATAGAAGAACCTGTTTTAATCGCTGCTTTTATAGGGGCACCCATACCTCCTTGAGGATAGTGTGTTTCAGTTGATTTTTGGAAAGATTGAAATGCTCTTCCTATTTTCATCATATCATCTAGTACCACAGGTTTTAAAAAGAAATTTACTGCGTTCATAGGTTCTTCATCAGATATTAATTCTCCTACCATACCAAATGCACCAACACTAGAAACACCATTTAAAAATTTATCAAACGTTACATCTCCGAATCCTTTTTCTAATAATTTTGCTCTTCTATTTCTTGTTGTAAAATGTTCTTCTCCTGTTAGAGCCTCAGTTATCCATTCTTTAGCTGCTAATACAAACTGTCCGCCACCGAAACCTGCCATACCAAGAGATAATACAGGAACAACATTTCCATTTAACCACTCTCTTTTTAATGTATCATATATTAGTTGAGGCTGTCTATACGCGAATCTCTTGAATATTAAAAAAGCCTTTGTATTAGGGTTTTGCAATAGGATAGGGTCTCTTACAAAACTTCTCTTTAACTGAGTATCTGCAGCAAATTTATGCATTATTCTTAAAACTTCAGGTTGATTATTTTTCATCCAAGCTTCTGTAGAAACCTGTCTTCCTGCTTTTCTATCAAAATATAGAATAGAGTTTTTATGTTTGGAGTCAATATTTAATCCCATTGCTCTTAATTTATCTGCAGCCCAAGCCTTTCTATGTTCTGGAGCAATCTTAGACATAGCCTTACCCCAAGCTCCTCTTTCTTTTCCACTCACAACTCTAGCCATATCTTGCATTAATTTTTCTGCTGCAGCGCCAGCAATCATAGAATTAATTTTATTTATAGCATTAAACCCTGACACAGTTCCAGTCCAATTAACAAAAGAACCTATTCTATCTCCACTTGTACCTAAAATACTGTCTACAAATTGAGATATGACACCGGTGGATTCTCTTCTATATTGAGTTGCTGCAATATCCAATCCAGTGTTTCCTCCAAAAACTTCATCTATTAATTGTAAATTATTTGTCACAGCATTAATTAATTTTCTTTTTTCAGGGTTAAGAATTAAAGAATCTTTCGCTGCACTCACAGTTCTCCAAAATCCTGCAACTTGAGCTGTTGAAATAAAAGTTTGTGTTACATTTAACAAGGCAGCATAACCTGCATTAATTTTAAACGCCATTTCAAGATTGTTTACCTTTGTCATCACCTGTGCTGGAGTACTCATATTGTTTAAACTAATCTTATTTGTCATTATGTCTGACACTAGTTTTATAGCTGATTTCTCTGTAGTGGGAGTCAATGCTTCCCAAGAGTGTCCTCCTAACCAATCCGGCATCTTTAGAGAACCTTTCAATCTTTTATCAGCGGGAATTCTACTTAACATAGAGTTTAATCTTTCTCCTCTTCTTCCCAAATATTTAGCCTGCATCATTCTTGAAGACCATTGATTAACATAATCGCTCAGAACTACCATACCATCCTGTTCATATAGAGCTTCTTGTATGTTTTTCATTCCTTGTTTCATTTGACTTGGAGCAATTGTAGCTTTTTTTGCTGCTAATTCTATATCAACCCACTCAAAAGCTCTCTTATGTTTTCCTCGTGCTCTCTCTATTGCCATCATAGGTTTAAATGTATAGTTAGAATCAGCATTTCTAAGAGCAAAAAACACATCATAGTATGACGCATCCGGATCTTTTTTTCTAAGTTGTCTTTGAACTTGTTCAACAAGAGAAACATATCCTTGTTTAACCATATCTTTTCCTGTAATCTGTTGTCCTTTTTTAAGTTTCTCTTGAATTTTTTCTCTTATTCCATTTAGATATTCTAACATAACGCCTTCAGCTTTTTCTCTAGTTGTCTCGTTTAATTTGACTGTTTTACGTTCTCCTTGAACTATTATATCGCTTTCTAAACCTCTCGCTGTAACTGCGTACTCTAATCTTTTATCTCCAGTAGATCTTACCATTTGTGCACTTATGGCTTTGTCAGCATCAGCCATAAATGAAAATATTTCTTTTCTAACTTTATTAGGAAAATAAAAATCTCGTTTTGGAGCCAAATTCTTTCTACCTAATGTTCTCTCAGATATTCCCCACATCTCATTAAGATTTGATCTAACACCTTCAATTGCCTTTTTTCTAAGGGTATGGAATTCAAATTCTTTTTTATTTATTCTAGGAACCCAAGTTGTTTTTCCTGTTTCTTTATCAAAAATCTTATCCATCTTTCTACGAGGAGCACCTTTACCGGCAGCTCTTGCCAAATCATCTACTATATCTTTATCGAAATTTTTATTTTTCATATCTTCAGAAATGGAAGTTTTTCCATATTTATGCTTTTTCCCTTTGATATAATTGTGCCAATCTTTGTTATACCAAGGACTTCCTTTTTTTAGGAGTGAATCAAAATTCAGTACACTTTTAAATTTATGACTATAATATCCAGCCATAGCATTCTGGCCTGAATCTATAACATCCCATATATTTACAGCCATTTTAGCTACAGGGTGTTCTAGGTTGTTCATATTACTTCTGAACGCTCCAAAAAACTCTGAAAGTGGACCAGAAAAAGTTGGATCAGTTAATTTTCTACTCCATAAATTCTGTCTCGTTGCTTCTGAAAAGATTAAATAATCCTGGTAACTGAATCTTTGATTTTCTAAAAGGTGTATAAATACTTCTTGTTGCTGAGGATTTAATCTATGAAATCTTTTTCTGAAAGCAGTTGGATCAATTTTAATATCACGAATACCAGGTTGATACTTAGCATCCATCAATTTAACATCAAGTTTTTCTCTTAATGGAAGTTTAATCTTTCCACCTCTGGTTTTAACAGCCGCACCACCTAAGCCTTTCATTCCTTCTAGCTGTAAAAATGCTCCTTCAATAGCAGCTGGTCCGTATGTATCAGGCCTGGAAACAGCATCATCAATTAAATCTTTTCCGATACCATTTCTAACTTTAGCAATTTCCTTGTCAAATGATGTTCCATTCTTCTTTGCTATTTTGGCTGTTGCATCATATATGTCTTGTCTATGAGTATGATACATAAACCATTTTCTAGTATTCTCTTTATCTAAGTGATATCTAACTTTAGGTTCTCTCATACTAACTAACATTTCAGTTCCACCCGCAAGTGATTCACTAAAATAAGGCATATCAGAACCTAATCTAAACATACCATAATCTACAGAAGATTGCTCCCTTGCTTTTTTCTTTGATTTAGATACATCATATGCGTATCTTCTAAAAATTGAACCTTTAGGATCTGTTTCAGTAACTCTTCCCAAATTTATTTTTGTTACGTAAATGCTATTTGCATCATCATATCCAAGATTTCTACCTTTAAAAAATGATGATTTCTTAGGATTTCCCTTCCAGCCTTTATCAATTTGTTTTCTTACTGTCTTTTCATATTCTGGATTTATTTGGTCACCTTTCAACATTTTTTGTCTTAAAAACTTCATAGGGTGTTCCTGATTAATTTCGCTTATAATTGATCTCACTAAGTGATCAACGTGTTCAACGTTTTTCATATTTGGGTCTATTTTAAGAAGTCTATTCGACTCTAACTTTAAAAGATCATCAGTCATACTTGAACCGAGAAACTGATCCCAGCTCTTGAATCCCATTTTTTTTGCTACTTCAGGGTCCATTACATCCATAGTCTTTTTAAATTCTTCTTTTGCTCTTTTGACATTTTCTCTTGCTTTACTTCCAATAGAAAATGGAGCTAATACTATTTTAGGAGCAATATTAAGTCCTCCAATAATTGCACCAGCCATTGCGTAGTCTGTAAAAGTTGGTGCTCTTCCTTCATATAGAACAGGAGATACTGTTCCAAATGCAACCACCTCATTTAACCAACCGCCTTCTGTTGTATCTTTGAAATGTTTAAGCGGATTGTATTTTCTCCCATATAAGTCTGTAAATCTTGCTCCTCTTGCAAGGCCTAATGATCCTCCAAGAATAGATCCTTTAAGACCAGCAGTTGTTCCTTTCTTTACCATTTCTTCTAAAATCTTATCCCTATCCATCTTTTCGAATTTTGAAAGAGAAATTCCTTTTTTAGCTATCTCTTTCCTTCCTTCATTCATTGCTTCATATACGCCTTCATATGATCCAAGAGCAGCTGCCGAAACCAATCCTCGTTTAGCAACACTATGTGCTATTTTATCTGCTGTCTTTTTATCAAAATTTCCACGAGTTACTAACATCTTTGATGTACGTTGAACTGTTTTTCCCATAGTAGCACCTTTTGCTGCTATACCACCAGGAATAGCAACAGTTGCAATATCAATAGGCATAAAAAAACCTAGTAAACTTGCAGTAATGTCTTTAACAAGACCAGGCTCATATGTTGGTAGGTTAAATCTTTTTTTTCCAGTTACCATTTGATGTACCATTCCGGTAATGGAGTCGTTATATGCTTTTTTTAATAGAGGAGGCAGGAAGCGATCCCACATATTTCTTTTATTTTTTTGTTCTTCGTTTTCTCCGGGGAGAAATGGGGTTCCAGATGCTCTTGCTTCTATTTGTTCTGATAATGTTGGCATCCTATTCCCTTTTAGTCATTTAAAACTTGTGATAGTGTAATCTTTGATTTTTTATAATCTTCATTGAAATCTTTTATGCGTTTTTCTAAGACCTTTCTTGTTCTTTTAATCTCATTTTTATTCCCGCCCTTAATAGCTTCTCTGTATGCAGAAAGAGGAGATAGTCCTCCAGACACAATTCTAGAATAAGCATCTCTAGCTGGTTTTGTTTTTAATCTTCTTTTTAAATCAGGGGCAAATATGAACTCCTTTTCCCTCTTAAATGAAGTTTTAGCACTAAAATATTGATTTGCTTTCTTTCTTTGCTCTTTGTTTCCTGTAACCAACCATTGATACATTTGTTGATCTCTTTCAGTTTTTATATTTCCAATACCAGCTATTTTATCTATATCATCTGAAACAACTGGAATCTCGTTAACAATATCAATTACAGTTTCAACTTCTCCTGGATCAATAGTAGGTATCTCAGCTCCTGCTGCTATAGCTTCTTCTCTTGTTTTATCTAACGCCTTTTTTAATTGAGGAGCACCAAATAATTTTCTAAAACCACTAGCTTCTTCCAATGCTTCTTCAGCGGCTTCGAAATCTTTAACTGCTTCTGCCCTCTCTATTGCTTTAATTTCATTTTTACTTAATTCGTCTCTATCTGAACTCCATTTATCATAAGCAGATCCTGGGCCTCCAAAAAGCTCCTTAACTTTTTGTTCCATTTCCTCAAAATATCCATCAGTCTTTCTATATTCTGCTAATGTCAAACCTTTAGCGTTTGCCAGTTCTATTTCTGCTTCTACCTGAGCAATTTCTTCAAGTTTATTTTTTACTGTGCTACTGCTAGCTTTTTCGAAACCAGATGCATAATCAGCTCCGATCTCGTGTCTTCTTGCTATAGCTTCACTCTGAACTGGAAGCAACATAGATTGACTTAAAATATCTCTTGTTTGATCCCGAATTTGTGTTGGGGTATAGTCCGTTTCATCATCTAGGTTTTTTTGTATTAAAGCTTCATATGTCTTTTCATATTGCTTAGCATAGTTTCCAGAATAATCTTTGTGTGCAGAATATTCTCCTATACTAGTCTTCCCAGAAAATAATCCTCTTATTGTTTCTGCATCATAATTAGCTACATCAGTAGCAAATGGTAAAAACTTAGGAAGTTTCATCTTAGGATCTAGCCATTCCTTGTCCAACCTTGCAATAAGGGCTGGGTGTATATTTTCCCTATCACTAATTTTACTAAATCTGTAATTTAAAACATCCATTTGGTCTTCTAAACCTTCATTCCTCTCCGCATCAGTAGGCGTAGAAGGTTCATCAAAGAAAGAATCAATTGCATTTTTATCTAAGGTATAGTCGTCTTTACTAGCAGCAATCTCGGCTTCTTTTGCTCCTATATCAATATCTAAATAGTTATTAGGGTTTTGTTTGACCAATAATTTGGCATATTTTATAATACCAGAAGCTTTGTTAAATTCTCCAGAGTCCATTAAGCTATCTATTTGAAACCATTGTTCACGAAGATCTCTTTTATCCCAAGCATCACGCTGCATATTGAACATTTTTACATCGTGTGCTTCTCTTCTTACCTGATTTTCTTCATCCTTCTTGTTTTTTAACAAAACAGTAAGAAGATCCATTATTCTATCTACACCCTGTTCTTCTTGACCTAAATTAATTGGAGCCATTATATGTATCCACCTCCAGAGCCTCCTTGCATATTATAACCAGAGCCTCCTATATTGTAACCTGTTCCTTGAGTAACCTGAGTATACATTTGTCTCACTTGTGCTCTTGAAGGATTCTGACTTAGACTAAGATAACTATCAAAAATATTCCTTTGTGTAGGGTCTAACAAATCTCTCAATGAGGCTATAAATGCTTCATCCGCAGCAGTATTGGAATCTGCAGCTTCTTCTGTTCCTCCTGTAGTATCTGCCTGTTTAATACCTAATGCTTGTGATGCCTGTCCTCTTAAGAAAGAACCAATAGTTCCGGCAAGTTGTCCATATTTTGAACCAATTAATTCTTCTATTCCAGTAAGACTGGATTGTCTAGCTCCTTTTGCTTGACCAATTTGTTGTAATCCGGTTTGTCCTAGCTGTTGACGATATCTATCCATTAATCCAGCACCAGAAAATCCTGATTTTGATTGTGCACCAAAGGCTTCACCCATTCTTCCCGCAGTTTTACTTTGTAAATCTTGAAATGTTTGAGAATATTGTTGTTTAACATCAGAAAGCAATCCTTGTTGTAATTGTCCTAAAGATTGTCTCGCTTCATCAAATTGACTTATGTTATAAGGAGTAAAAAATTGTGAATATGGACTTCCTTGTATATTCCCATATCCATATCCTGCTCCCGGGTCCGTTAAATCTAAGGTAGATACCCCATATTGTCCTAATATATCGTCTAAAGTTGGTATGTTAAATGGCATTATCTCTTCCTCATATTAAACATATTCCAACTACCCATATCTTGCATTAATGGTTGCAAAAATCCTGGAATAATTCCTCGTTCAAACGTATTTCTAATAAAAGGTGGCAAATTTCCTCCCATTTGACTACCTATTTGACTAGAAGTACTTAAAAGGGGAGTAGATCCTGCTCCTCTCATTGCGGCAAGATATTGTTTAGAAATGTCTCCTTCTGCAAACATTTTATTTATGTCACCATATAAAGCTGATCCAGGGTCAGGCCCAAGCATTCCAGAGCCTTGAGCTACTTCAGCTGCTTCACCTCCAGCTCCAGCTCCACCTGATAATTTAGGAAATTTACTTTTAAACCATTCAGCCACTTTACCACTGCCTTTTGTTTCAATCTCAAATGTGTTCATCAGCATAGCAGTAGTAATCGCATCGCCCACTGCTTGCATTACATATTGTTGTTGTTTTGAAGTATTTGCTTCATCAATCATAGATTGAACTTCAGATAATTCATTTTGTAATTTTTGTCTTTTCCCTTTTCCAAATAATCCTGTGCTAAAATTTGATCTAGCATCACTTAAATCTCCTCTACCACCAATAGCTGATCCTGCATAACTTCCAACTCCAGCTCCTAAAGGTCCGCCAACCAAAGCACCAAGTATAGTTCCACCTAATCTACCCCATCCTGCTCTTTTACCTTTTTTTCTATTTTCTCTTTCAATTCTTTTGATTTCTTTTTGAAGTGATAATGCGTCTTGCTTAATTGCGTGTTCTTCTTTTGCTATGGTACCACCTAAATGTTCCGCTTTAAAAGTTCTCTCTGTTTGACCAACGTCTTGTAACATTGATAATAATGCTGAATACGACATTATAATTTACCTTCTGTTAAATGAAGAAAATGCTCTACGCTTCCTGCCCCTTCTTCTGTGTTATAGTGTTCTTTCCAATATTTTGCCAACCCTTGTGGCCCATCTCCGATAGGTTCTGGTATACGCCAGTACTTAATACGACAATGAAGGATACCAGCAGCAATATTAGTGCGCAAAATCCAATCCCAATTATCAACGCTAGGGTCGATAAAGTGATAAGGATCAATGCCAAGAATATCTGCACACTTTTGCATAAGTTCAGGACGAGCTGATATAAAATTTTTGCAGTTATCCACAGCTGTTTCAGGTTCCACTTGCCAAAAGCTTTTTGCAGGACCTGGTCCAATTTGTTCAATGTACTGATACTTACTTTCCACAAGCCCAGTTGCGTAGACAATATCCAAACCTTCCTCTTTCGCATACTTCTCTCCTAACTGTACGCAAACATCTTTAATTAAACCTTTAATTTGATTTTCGTTCACGCTCATTATTTCTCCTCTTAAAACAAGGGTAAAAAGTAGCAAGAATATCTTGATGTACTTCACCAATATAAAATACTAAATTTTTATCCTCTATGTCAACATCTTTTTTATTTTTTTCTGTTCTATAAATCATCTAATTTATTGTCCTGGTCCACCATCTTCGTGTTGTCCACCTATACAATGGCTCATATGATATGGGGCACTTCCTATATCTAATCTATCTGATGCATCTGTATCTGTTCCTGCTGACGATTCTAATGGATTATTAGAACCACCAAATTTATCAAAGTTGTCTGCACTCCCACCTGCACTTTCAAAAGAAAAGGTTTTACTATCTCCTGAAACTCCAGTACATAGTCCTTTTAGACTAATGTTTGTGGTTTGATTTCCACCTGTTCCTGTATCGGTATCTTCTAATCCACACGCTTCTGATAAAGCTGCACCATTATAAGCCAATCCTACATCTGTATTACCTACTGCTGGTAATGCCATAATTAACCCTTAATTTTTTTATATTCTACAATATCTGCTTTCAATTCAGTCACTTTTGCTTCTGCAGTTGCTAATTCTGCTTCTGCTTGTGAAATTGCTGAATCAACATCTTTTGTATCTTCCCAATCCACTATTTCTACATCTGCACCTGCTGCATTTTTTACTATGCGAAGATGCTTAATTGTAACTTGCTTTGGTGAACTTTCTGAGTCTACTGCTTTTTCTGCTATATTCTTAGCCATCGTTATCTCCTGTTATATTTTAATTGGTCAAGATTGGCTTTTAGACAATCTATCTCAATTTGTTGTTCTTTTATTGCTTCTACTAAATAAGGGATTATTTCCTCATATCGTAATACTTTATATTTTTTATCATCATCTGCTCGTAATGGAAGTTTTTTCTCATCAATCAAATGTGGTAAAATCTTTTCTACTTCTTGTGCTTTAAATCCTGCACTTAATCTTTTATCATCTTTCTTCCAATTAAATGTATGTCCCTCTAATTTGTTGACTACATCTAATCCATTTTCAATCTTTTCAAAATTCTTTTTTAATCGTATATCTGAGGGAGTACTTGAAAAGGCAATCACATCTTGGTCAAAATGGACATCTTGGTCGCTTTCTATTCTCATTGCTTCAGCTGCTGCAGTATTAAAGTGCATATAATCGCCACTATGATTGTATTTAATAGCACCTCTATATCCTGCTGTTCCACCAGTTCCATCAGCAAACATTATAGAACCATTTGATGATGTTCCACTTACTATTGACATACCAGTAGCACCTGTGCCATATATTACAAAGTCATCTCCATCATTATTATAAGCACCAGGGTCAGCAGTCATTATACCTAATCCATCAGTATTTAATCTCATTCTTTCAGCACCACCAGTATTGAATGCTATTGAATTAGCAGCAACTTCGTGTAAGTAAGTATCATTACCTCCATCTAAGTAAAGTTTCTTGGTAGCTGCTAAAGTTGTATCTACTGCAATATCAACAGAATTATTATCATAACTCCATCTTGCATTGCTTGTTCCACCTGCATAGAAACTTACTGTATTAGCAGAAGTTTGGCTTATAAAAGTATCATCACCACCATCTAAATAAAGTTTGTTAGTAGCATTTATTTTTACATCTCCAACATTAGCAACTGTTTGTGCTTGAAAGTTCATTGGTTGATAAAAGGTTAATGTATTGGAAGTATCTTCAGTAAATCGCATAAATTCAGCACCACCAGTAAAGAATCTTAATCTATCTGCAATATCTTCATTAATATAAGTATTGCCCCCACCATCAAAGAAAAGTTTCTTAGTAGCTGCTAATCTTGCATCTACAAAGAAATCAAGTGAAGTTGCACCACCATCTAATCTAAGATATTCATCATCTCCACCAGAACCATCATCACAATAAAATTTCATATCAGCATCAGTTGCTTGTGCCATAATTTTGAAGTCACCAGTCTTGCTTCTGATTATTGCTGTGTCAGCTCCACCTGCCTCAACATACATTTCTAAGTCACCACCAACGCCCATTTTAAATGTTGCTTGGTCTGCATCTCTTGGTATATGAACTACATTGTTGGTTTCATCAAGTCTTAAAAATAATTGGTTACCAACATAGAAATCCATAATATCTGTTGCACTTTCAAGTATATAAGTATCACCACCAGTATCTAAATAAAGTTTCTTCGTAGCAGTAAGATATACATCTTTAAAAATATCTATAACTTCATTAGTGCCATCTATATCCAGATAACCAGCTAATCCACCACTACCATCATCGGCTTGAAAGTGGATAGAACCATTATCAGTATTTACTCTAAAAAACATATTACCAATATTTTGGTCAAAGAAAGTGTTAGAACCATTGCTGGATATTAATGTATCTGGTGATGTTCCTAAAGCAAGTGTAACATCATCATCAAACCTTATTCTTTTTTGAGCAGTCGTATATCCAGCACTACCATCTAAAGTTAGGTAAGGTGTTACTCCACCACTTCCATCATCAGATTGTAAAATAACATCTCCATCATCAGTTGATGTTTGTATAGTTAGATTACCAGTAGCATTAGAAAAAAGTGCATTACTTCCATCGTGCGACATACTCATATTGCCACCACCACCAAGTTGTAAATTAACACTATTGTCTAATCTTAAATCTTTTGATACATTAGTTCTTGTTTGACTACCATCTAATGTTATGTAAGCAGTTGTTCCACCACTTCCATTGTCAGATGATAAAACAATATCTCCATCATCAGTTTCTGCTGTAATGTATAGATTGCCTTTCCAGTTTCTAAAATAAGCATTGCTGTCATCGTGATATAAAGCAGCATCAGAAGAATTACCAAGAGCCAACCAAATACTATCGTTTAATTGTATTTTATCATTTCTTGCATCAATATTAATAGTTGCAGTTCCAGCATCATCTCTTATATTAATTAATCCACCTGCAGCTGCTGAATAAATATCAACTGAACCAGTAGAACCACTATGCGAAAATCTTGCTACATTTCCATCTCCACTTCTATTCACATTCAATGGTCTATCAGGTGATGCAGTTCCTATTCCGACTCTACCTGATGAACCTTCAATAAACATATCATCATTTAAATTTATGTCTACATCTCCACCATCACCTAATTTTACTACATCTTGTGATGCTTCAGTTAAGTCTAATAATACTTCTCCACCTGCATAAATTCTTACTCTATCAGTATCATATTTTAAATATGTATCAGTATCACCATAGTGAATTAAGTCTCCGTGCATAATAACATCAGCAGTATATATATTTGCGTATGCATTGCCTGTAGTTAGAAATGAAAACTCATTACTTCCTTCTTGTATTCTTGCTACCCCTGCAACATTACCAATAGTAAATCCACCAGTTCCTGTTGCTTTTATTGTTCCTGCAACTTCTAATTCTTGACTTGGTGAGTTAGTTCCTATTCCAACTTCTCCAGTTCTTTTAATTGCTAAACCACCTGCACTTACCCAGTCTGCTGCACCTACTGATGCACTTGGTGTAATTTCTAAACCACCATCTATATTTTCTTGTGTTTGAATAATCCAATTATAGTGAGAGCCATTTGCTGCTGCTTCACTATGTAAAAATAATCCGTGAGATGCATATCTTCCAAATTTTGCACTACTTGATGTAGCACCACTTGTTACAGATAATAAATTTCCATCAAAAGTAAGTCCTGATTCTGCATCTAATTCTGTTGTAGTAGAACCTACTGTTACTAATTCATTTTCAGTTGCATTGTTAAGTGCAGTAATTGGACTTGATACTAAAGTAGTTCCATTTAAATCTATTACATCTGCATATACTGTACCATCAAAATAACCATTTTTAAATTGATATGAAGCAGAACCTAAATCAATATCATCGTCTGTAGTAGGTAAAATAGAACCATCATTAAATGTAAATTGAGTAGTATTTGCAATCTTAAAAGTAATAACATCAGAACCACTAAATATCATTTGAGTGTCTGTATCTCCATCTCCATATACCATATCACAACCAATTTGTCCAACATTGGTTAAATTATTATCACCAAGAGATAATGCTCCCATAGTAGAAGCACCAGAATTAACAGTAATTCCATTTGCAAATTCAACTCCACCACCATCTTTAACTGTAATTGCAGTATCTGTAGCATCAGTTCCTGAGTGATGATGCTCTATTAATACATCTCCAGTTCCAGATAATTGTAATTTTGTAGCTCTTAAAGTTGCTGTACTTGTTGTTCCTGATAAAGAAAGTCCTGCAATAGTTACTGAACCTGCACCTGAGTTTGCACTTGCATCTGTTTTAATTAAATCTGTTCCATCATAACCTTGAACAAGAAAGTCTATATTTTTATTAGAACTAGGATTTATAATTACTTGACTTGCAGTAGTTGCATTTACATTAGCTACATCTTCACCATCAATAAATTTTTGATATAATACACCTCCTGCAACAATTCTAACTTCGTTATCTTGTGAAAAATCAATATATTCAGAGTCTGATGCTCTTCCTATTGTTAAAGAAGTGTTATATATAGAAGCAATAGCTGTTTGTGCTGAATCTATTACAAAATCAATATTATCATTAGAAGTATCATAAGTAACAGCAATACCAGTTTCAGTATTACTTGATAACATATTTGTACCAACAGTATCTCTAATATATGTAGCTAAAGCAGTTCCATCAACAGTATAAGCATCAGCTTCTAAAGTTCCGTCTATATCAGCATTTCCAGATACATCTAATGTTGTTAAATCTAATTCCCCTGCTATTGTTACATTCCCATCTGCTAAAGTTATTAAGTCTGTATCACTTGTATGTCCAATGGTTGTTCCATTTATAGAAACATTATCAACTGTTAAAGCTGTAAGTGTTCCTAAGCTAGTAACATTTGTTTGTGCTGCAGTTTGAAGTGTTCCAGTTAATTGAGTTGCTGAAAGATTTCCTGAACTTGGATTATAAGTTAATCCTGTATCTGTTTCAGCTCCTTGTGTTCCTGTTGCTCCATCTACAAAGACTGGATAAACTGTTTCATCTGTACTATTATTAGCAGATGCAGTAAAACTAGTAGCAAGTGTAGCAGTATCTGAATTACCAGTTACATCTCCTGTTAAAGGACCTGCAAATGCATCTGAAGTTACTGTTCCGTCAAAGAAAGCGTCTTTAAATTCTAATGTTGATGTACCTAAATCAAGTCCAGCATCGGTTACTGGATATAACGCAGATGCATCTAAAGTTAATTCTGTAGAATTATTTATCTTAAAATCAATTTCATTTGCTGTTCCGAAATCAATAGCTGTTTGAGAATCTTCTCCCAATATTAAATCAGTAGCATAAATAGAAGTAATGCCTGTCTGTGCAGCATCTACGCTTACGGTTAATGTAGGGTCTCCTACACTTTCATTTCCACTTGTACTAACACCTGTTCCACCAAGGACTTTTATTGCAGCTTCTCCAGAAGCATCTGAAGCAAAACCACTGTCTCCAGTTAATTTAACTGCTGTAATATCTCCTACTAATGATACAATATCTGACACCGCAACTATTTTTGTTGCATTGCTAGCACTTGTATCAAAAACTATAATATTATCATCTGTTGCTGCTCCTCCACTTGCAGCGCTTAATGCTCCATAGGCAATATCAACAGCATTAGAACTTACTGTTAATGTGGAAGAACCAACGCTTAATACAGAACTTGAGGCAGCCAAACCAGAACCGGCAAACAAAGTTACCATATCTGCTAAAGCTTCTTTATTCGCATCTCCTGATGCTCCTCCATCTAAAAATAATATATAATCACCATTTGCAATAGCATCTTCATCTGCTTCTTTTAAATCTACATTAATTGTTGTTGAACTTATATCTATTAATGTTCCTGCTGTATCAAGAGTTGCGTCTAATTGTGTTTGAATATTTGAAGTAACTCCATCTACATAATTTAATTCAGCAGGAGTTGCTGTAATAACAGTGGTTGATGCTGCATTTAATAATGGAATATATCCACTTGCATTTAATAAATATTGCGTATTGTCATCATTTGTAGGGTCAATAATGGTTAATATTGTTTCATTTGCATCAGCTGAAGCTCCCTCAAATTTAATTGCATTTTCAGCTTCCATTGTTACAGTGTCTACAGTAGTAGTTGTTCCTGCAACTTCTAAATTTGGTGCTAATAAAGTTCCTGTACTTGGATTATATCTTAATGCACCAGTATCATCTAATAAACCATTTGATTCGTTGTGAAATACGACAGGAAAATTTGTGTTTGCTGAACTGTCTGCTACGCTTAAAGCTAAAGTTACATTGCCAGATAATCCTCCACCAGATAGTCCATCACCTGCTGATACAGCAGTAATATCACCGGATGAAGATGTGGAAGTTGTTTGAGTTCTAGCAGCAGCTTCTTTTTTTCCGGATTCATTATATTTAGATTCATAAACTACACCATTTCTTTTTTCTAATTTTACAAGAATTCCTTTTTCAAGAAAAGAAACAGTTTCTCCTTCTCCTAAAGTTCTTCCAGAAGGTCTTGTTTTAAAAAACGACTCAACGTGTGTTCCGTTCTTTGGCATTATGAAGCTCTCTTATATTTTTCTCTATATTCTATTACAATATCACTTATTTCTAAAGCACCTGTGCTTGCATAAAACTTAAATGACATAGATTCACAATCTGCGTTTGCTGTATAAGTTGCTACAGCATAGTTTGCACTACTAAAAGATAAATCAGAACTGTTTCCGTAGCTGGTGCTTCCATCAGAAGCTCTAGTTACAGCTAATGTAGTAGAACTACCTAAAGTTCTTGCTGTTACATAAACTTTATAAACTTTTTTAACCTTTCCAGGAGAACCAAAATCAATATCTTTGGTTATAATTGTTAACCCTCCTGTGCCTTCACTTTCTCCCATTTCTAATTTTTGAACAGCTTTAACATTAGACGAAGCAGTATTTGAGTATTCATTAACATAAATTCCATCAAAAGATTCTACAAAATTGGAAACTCCAGGAACTCCGTCGTTACTAAGAACAAATTCTCTCTTTGTTTTTGTCAAAGACTTTGTTGCAAAATCATATGACCATACATTATTTTGAGCTGCTCCACCCTCTGCTCCTGTGTCTTGTAATACTAAAATACGTTTATGTTTTCCGTCATAACCAATTGCAGGAACTTTTCCTGTTGCTGCAGATCTCCAGTCTTCATCATCTAATTTTACAGTAAGTTCTATAGGAGCAGATTCTCCTGTATATATATAAACTCCATCTTCATTCACCCAACATACTCCAAAAGGTGTTTTAGTAACAGCTTCTTGATATAGACAACCCATACCATCATATTCTCCTTCTAAATACCAACCGGCATCAGAATTAGAAGATACATTTATTACATATAATTTCTTTTGTTTAAAAGCTAATAATTTATTACCAACACTATGTAATGAAGTAAAAGAATCACCATCACTAATCCCTATATCTAAATAAAATGAATCTGGGAATGTTGCAAATCGATTTACTGGTGTATAATAAATTCTATCATCATATACTACATTATTTTTTCTTACATTCGCTACCCAAGCTCTACGAGCACAAACTGTTGCAGATTTATAACCTCCGTCACTTCCAAAATCAATTTTATCTTCTTCTTCAGTATACCCATTTATAGATTGATAAGTATCTAAGGAAGGATTTTTAGAAATTAATGCTGTAACTTCTGCATAACTATTTGTTCCTCCATCTCCATACGCATCTCCACTTCCAAGGGCCCAATCAGTAAAATCTTCAAATAAGTTTGTTCTTGCCCCTCTTTCATAGTCTGCGTCTACAAATAATCCCCATCTATCGTTACTATCTTTAATTCTTGTATATATTCTAAATCCTTTTTCTCTTTTTCTAAAAGTGGCTTCAATGTTAATTCTAACAGCTATACCTGTAAAAAAGTCTCCTGATGCCACAACAGCTGTTGTTGATTCTGCTGCGTGTGGTAAGGTTTCATCTCCAGGATAATTTACTAAAGTATGAGTAAATTCATATGTTCCTTCTGGCCATCCACCTGCACCAATTGGATCGTCGCTTGAAGATTGCAAAACTGTTCCAACTGCGTGTTCTCCAGCAGCAGTTCCAAACATTCCTCTCGATATCCCAAGAGTTAATGTTGTAGTACCTGTTAAGGAATCTATTACAACTGCCTCATTATTTAAATATACAGTTTGACCTTTAGCTAAAGCTGCCACTCCACTAATGTCAGCAGAACTACTTGCTTTAGTAACTGTCATAACCGCATCTAATTCTTCAACTACGCTTGAAGTTACTTGTATATTAACACTTCCGTGTTGTATGTTAGACATATTCGCCTGTGTAGGCGAAGAATCAAATGCTAAGTCAAAATCACCTGCATCTGCTGGAGTAGTCTGTGTTCCTGTATTTCCAATAGTTTTAAAAGTGTCTGCATCTGTAGGTCCAACTATTGTATCTCCGCTTGCAAACTCAGCTACTGCTGTTCCAAATCTTGCTTTATCAACAAATTGAATTACTTGAGGACTATCACTATTGTCTCCATCAACAACTCGTTTATCTGATATATATAAACAGCCATCTACAAAATAGTAAACAGGTTCGATTGTTGTTGTTCCAGTAAAAGCTACTTGATTGTCTGTTCCTTGATGTGTCCAATCTCCTGTATTGGCGAAAGCTCTTGTGTAAAATGTTATATTTGTTCCGGAAGGATATGCTAATATTTGTACTGGAGATTCATAATCTGATGCAGAACCACTTGTTCTGCCAATATCATTTTGTAAATTAAAATAGAATAATCCGTTACCTTTTGATGTCTTAACTAAAGAATTATCTGAATCAGCATCTTTGTCGGTAATTGATTTTGAAGTTTTTACTACTCCTGGAATACTTACAATGCAATCTAAGGTTTCTTGCAACTCATTTGGTTTGATGTCTCTAGGAGACGCTTTAGTGTTTATCCCTCCACTAAAGTCATTTAATGTTACCATTTGTTTTGGCATTATGCAGACCTTTTAACTTTTTCAAAACTACGCATTCCTCCGAGACCGAGCATACCAAGTAAGACAGTTGTTAAAGTAGTCATATCAAATGTTGGTAATACTATTTCATTACCAAACGTATATAATATAAATGTTAATAATGGTTGAAGAATAAAATGATACCCTAATGCTGTAGCACAAATCCAGCCCGTAAATGGCCTCCAGCCCGATACAAACCTTGATGTATGACCTGCTTCTACTTTATTAACTTCAAGTTGAGCTTTATTAACTTCTGCAATTAATTCAGCTTTCTCTTGTTTGTCTAAGGTAAATCTATCAACATTTTCTGCAACTTTGTTAATAATGTTACCAATCATATCTAATTTAGGCATTATTTCTTCCTATTCTTATTTACAATCATTTTCCATTTTTCATTACAATCACATTTATTTGCATACTTACACCAAGCATAATGTGATGCAACTCCTAATATAAATCCTATTACAAATCCTATCATTTATTGCCTCCTAATATATTAACCAGTTAAATCCTGTTTGTGCTTCATAGCTTTGAATATCATACATATTGATATATCTTGTTTGAACAAAGACTCCAAACTTATTAGATAATTTCCACCCTAAAACTAATCCAGCATCATAATCCATACCATATTTTGCATTATCATAATTAAAACTGTAATCACTCATCCCTTCATTATAGGGATAAGCGGTAACCCAAAGATGAAACCAATTATCATCTGTATATTTATAATAATCTGCACCTAACGATAATGCTAGTTCGTGCTGATATCCAAGTCCACGAGCAAACGTATCATTGTAATCTTCTACAATATCTCCATAAATTGTCTGATAAAACTCTTCGTCACTTGTTGCAACTAAAACTCCATCCTTATCTGTCCAATACCAATCCCAGTATTCATAACCAAAAGCAGTCCATTGTTTTGTCCATTCATCGTTATATGGACCATCTGCCCAACCTTCTTCATCCCAGGCGAGAAGCCAGAACGGGAGTGACTCATTAATATCAAATCCCTTTTCTTCCCAATATAAATCTATAGGTAGAAAGTCTAAATATGCTGGATGGCTTCTTGCTGCAAGTCCTGCACTAAAATCCCAGTTTCCTTTATTAATTCTGTATCGCATATCTACTGCTGCAAATTCTAAATCTTCTAATCCCATTGCATCATAGTTAGCTTTAAAGATAAATTTAGGAGCTAAGTATCGTAACATATATTCGTGATTATCAAATGATTCACCAAATTGAGTATGTTTAGAATATTCTAATACATATTCCCAACCTTTTGCCATACCATTGCCCACCATCACACTTTCGTTGATTGGAGCTTCTTTCCCAGTATACCATACTTCAGGTTTATTCTCATAATCAAACCGTGCTAATTTTCTAATACCAAAGGTTAGAGAACCGTGATCTTCTAACTCTTCTTGTAGTTCTTGTAACTTCCCACCAGTTACTTGATAGGTTTCATTTGTTGTTAAAGGACTAGTTAAGCTATATGCTCCATATATTGTTCCAAACTTTAAAAAGTCTTGAGCACTAAGTGAGCACATTAACATTAATCCTACTAATAGTTTCTTTATCATTGAAATCTCCTTAACATTATTTTATCTATTTCTTCTTCTATTTCTTCTTTAATATCATCTCGGTCTAGTGTAAAAGACAACCCTGCTTCAAATCTTTTAATCTCTTTTCCTTTTTCAAACATAATAATTGTTGGTACTGATTTAATATTCCATTCACTTGCTATTGCAGCACCATATTCTTTGTTGTCAATACTTGCGTGAAACCATTGACAATTATCCATATGTCCTAAATCAATAGATGAACTCTTATTCCAATCTGCATTCACCTGTACTACTACACATATATTTTGACTTAGAAACTGTACTTGTTGTAAGTTCTCAAGGGTTGACTGCCCATACAATAAGGGCGATGAGCAACATAACCCAACAAGAAATAACCATCGCATTAAGTATTTTTTCATCATAATCATTTCTCATCTATTCTCTATTATGATTCGTTCAATGTTCTTAACATCTTCTTTGATTTCTTCCACATCTTCTTGTGTATTGATAATCGTATCACGAATCATTTGGTCTTTTAAATCATATTCAGTCCGACTTACTTCGGGCTTAGGTAATTCTTTAGCTTCTTCAATATCTGATTTTAAACTAAAATAAACTCCGACCACCATTACAAGAGTTACTACAACCGAAGCAATAGTCTCCAACTTTAATGTTAATTTAGTATCTTTACCTAATTCCACTTTTTTTGCCTTTCACCTTTTTATCTTTTCTAAAAATCTTTTCCCAACGTTTTGCCCACTCTGTTGGAGAAATACCCATTCTTGGTTTGTCTCCTTTTCCTGCTCCATTAGGTCCACTAAACATTATCTTAAATCGTATGGAGCTACAGCTCTTAATCCGCCTGTTTTATCATTCTTTTTCATACCATACTTTCTTACAATGTCTTGATATTGCTTTAAACATCTTTGCGATGCTTGAGCTTTAATCATAGATTTATTTGGATCTTGTTCTCTTGCAGCAGAATCCATCAATGCTTGTGCTTTTACATAATTAATTAAAGCAGGTTGTAAAGTGTTGTCTAAATCAATTGTTCCTGTTATAGAACTTAATTTATCTGGTTCTGCATCATAAGATATCGCAACGCCACTTGTAACCACATCGTGTTCGGTAATAGCTGTATCGTTATCGTGTGCAGCTGCAGTTGTATTTCTGAATCCTCTTGTAACTGTTACTGTATTTGTTGAGATGCTTTCTATTCTCATAATCTCATCATCTACTTGAATAATATCGTTTGCAGTAAATCCAGCACCATAATCAACATCCACTGCTGTTTCAGAAGCATCCAATGCTTCATCCAATAAATTGGCAGTACTTCCATCTGCTTGATATGATGCAGTTGTAGATAATTGAGGTGCTTTAAGTTTTCCTTCTCCAGTTTCTGTGGTACTTCCATCTCCTTTTGAAGTTGCAATTGCAATTCTATCTCCTTCAATCCACCATACAAATGTATCGGAAGGGTCAGTATATGTGCTAGAAATTGAAGCCATTATGCTACCTCCGTCCAACTTGTACCATCAGATTCTTCTTGATAATACTGTTTAATTTGTCCTGTAGTCAACCTAGGTATTTGTATATATTCTCCATTAGAATTTTTTATAGAACATCTGAATACTTTATTAATAGTTATTCCTCTATCATCATCTAAATTATACCATAATTGATTATGTTTTAAATCTGTCTTAGCGTGTTCTACTTTCAAAGAATATCTTCCCATATCAACCAATGCTTCATTAATTAAGTTTAATACATAATTCTCTGAAATACCAGGAACTGCTTGAATAACTCTACTATATATTTCTTTTGCTGAAAATTCTATTGCTGCCATTATAATGTTCCTTTTAATATTTCTATTTGTTCTTTATATCTTGCATCAGCCATTTGATATTGTTTTTCATACCAAGAATATTTAGTAGTATCTACAGCTAATCTTCCTTGCATTTCTTGTAAATATCCTGAAGCAATACCAATTTTACTTTGTAATTCTGTTGCAAATCCTTGAGCAGCTGAAATATATCTTGCTGCAACCTGTCCTTGTGCTCCAACCTGTGCTAATCTTTGTTGAACTTCTACACCATAAGAACTTAACTCGCTTGCCGATGCGGTTGCTTCCCCTATAAAACCGCTACCTGCGTTTACGTGAGAAGAAGCTAATTCTATATCTTCTGCTGCGTTTGCTGTAACTGCACTATCAAGTTGTGTGTTTGCTAAACCTACTGCTGTATTAATTCTTCCAGCTGCAGTTGTCATTGCACTTAATGCAGTATCTACAGCAGTATCTACAGTGGTAACTGTTTCTAATATCTCTGCTACAGCAGAATCTACATTTGTATTAATTGCATCACATACTAATAGAGTTTCATCTAATTCTGTATTGGCTGCATCTAAAGCAGTGGTAATGTCAGTATTAGATATTAAATTAGTCATTAATCTTTGTAAATAATTTCTCGAGGCATATGATACTACAGCACTTTCTGCTTCATCTGGAAAGTTAGCTATCGCACTATCTCCAAACGCTACAGTAATACCAGAATTAACATAAACAACCCTACTATCATTAGATGCAACACTCTGTGGATATGTATTTAAAACATCATTATGAACTATATATGCAGGATCACTAGTACTTGCATATTCCATATAATTAGAATCTAAAACTTTTCCCATTGAATTTGGAGTTAGTCCTCTACAGGGCATATATCTATTGCTATTATTTGCATCTTTTCTGGTAACAGCTAATATTTTTTTACCTTCAACATCTAATGAATCTGTAAAATTTGTATTGCTTGCTATTCTTTGTAACTTTGTTGGACTTAAAACATCTAATACCGTTCTAGCCCCAGCAGTTAACCAATCACTCATAGCTGCTGTATCTACGCTTGATCCTCCTGCTAAATCTTCTAATTGTACTTGAAATGTTGCCATTATCTATCTTCCTTGTCCACTACTATTGTGTGGTTTTTTATAATATTTTTTACTAACTGGTGTCCCAAACTTTGTATTCTTACTTTGTCCTTGTCTTGTTTTTTTTGCACCATTAGTTTTTCTTACTTGTTCTCTTAATCCACGCATTATTTCTTCTTGCCTTTCTTCTTACCTTTTTTGCGTTTCTTCTTCTTTTTAGGTCTTCCTACTTTTTTTCCATATGTTCCTGGTCCGTACGGCATATTAACCTCCTTTTACTTTTGCAAAATCACCTGTACCCACTTTTGGAGTAAGGTTTTTCTTTTTCAATTCTTTTATATGCTCGCCCATATTTTTTGTGCCAAAATCTATCTGGTCAGTTCTAATTGCTCTTGCCCAAGAATTATTTTCTCTCACAACAAACTGTTGAGTGAACTTAGGCTTTGAAGCCCTTTCTCCACACGAAGGACAATTAAAATATCCTTCAGGATTAGGTTCATTGCAATGTTGACAATTCATTCTTAAGTATATAAAATTATATAAGCTACTCTTGAACGGTCAAGTTTTACAACCGAAATATCTAATATTGCTTCACTTGTACTATCTAAAGCATTTACTGCTGCTTTAATATCTGCGGCTAAAGAGCCTGATACTGTATCAGCTGATGCACTTATATCATTAATAACTATTTTTACGTTAGCATTATATGCTGCCATTTTATTCTCCTATATTTTAAAATCTTTTTGGATTTCGGGGTTGCACCTTTGTACGAACAACCCCACAGTTCCAATACTGCTAACCCTCACGGGTTATTTTATGATGTATGAATACCTGCGTTAATACCACTAAGTGCAGTAGCTACATACTCTCCGCCCCAAAACATTATATCTACAACATCACCACGTTGAGCAGTTGTGTCTAAAATAATGTTTGAAACTTGAGTACCAGCAGTTGAAGCTGCAGCGTCTCCGCCAGCATCTTTGTGCACCAAGCTAACAATTGCACTACCAGCAGCGATTGTAATATCAGCCGTTGGGGTTTCTTCCCAAACGATGAATTTATAATGCACTCCATCTAAGCCTGTTGAGGCTGTAGGTAATGTAATTGAAAACGCACCGTCTGCAGATGAACACATATATACTTTACCACTGTCGTTATTCGTTAGAGTAACGGCTGCTGTTAAGTGTTCTACGTGTTTTCTGAAGTCGCCTTCTCCACTATTCACTTCTAAATATGCACTTCTCATTTTATATTCCCTCCACGTTGTATAGAGCGTGAACTTCTGGTAATGTGATTTCAAGACCTGCTTCTGTAAGAATCATATCTTTTCTTAAATCCTCATCTGCACTTTGTACATTTGTTTGGATTTGAGTATCACGATTAACACCGTTCCCAACTAGTGGTCTATATGCTAAGTTTGACATATCTGCCATAAGCATCATTCCGCTAGCCATTCCTCTAAATAATGGTTCTTTCACAAGATATAAACTTCCGTGAACAGTATTAATTTGACTTAATTCGTGTCCGAAAGCACCCTGTGCTTTTTCCATATTGTATCTGTAAGGACTATTTGAGTAGCCTTGGGTAGCGTCGACAAAAGCGCCGTCACCCATTTTATTAAAGAAGGTAATAACTGGCAAGGAAGCTAGAACAAGTCTTTCACCTGCTCCGCCTCGTGCTGGGTCAAATATAACTTCCATATCTCCGAGAAGTCTATCGTAAGTTAACTCAGCTTGAGCTACACTTCTGTAGTATGCACTACCAGAAGAGTAACTTAATGCTGAATCGTCAGCCGTTGGGTTGACATTTTTTACGATGTGTCCTACGAGACCTTCAGTATATTGTACTCCTTGTACACGTGCTCGTTGACCGAAGAGCATAGCTCTTTCGATATCGATTTTGTGTTCGCGGAGTTTTTGAGCCCAAACTCTGTCAAATTCGTTGGCATAGCCACGATGACGAGTTGCAATAGCTGTATTAGTTAGTTCACAAGCTGTTTTGAAGATTTGAGTGTACCCAAAATCGTCATCTAATGTATCTGAAAATGTATCAGGTGAACCTGTTCCTTCAGCAAATGATGTACCAACGATTTGGCAAGCATCATTATTTGCTAGAACATTATAACCTGAAACATTAGCATTTGATACATCAATAATTCTACCGCTAAATACGGTAGAAGATGAACCAATTGTAGGTGCGGATTCAACTCTTACAAGGGCTTGTGCCCAACCTGCTGTTGAGTCGACTGTGTTAACTGCAACTACCATTCCTTTGGTAAGGAAAGATATTGCGCCACTTGAGCCGTCGTCAACAGTTACATCATATGTACTGCCAGCTGATACTGCTGAACCACCATTTACTGCTGCTGCTAAATTAAAATTACGTGAAGTCCAATTAGTAACCGTTCTATTTTCCAAAAATCGGAATATAGAATCGTCTGTTGGATTCTTTGCAACTTTATTTAGGTAGACGAAAAAAGGTGACTCCTCTGGCATAAGTTCTGCAACTCTGTCAGAAAAGTCATATAATCTTCTTTGGTCTGGAGCCGTTCCGACTCCTGCACTAGTAGCGGCTGCTGTAATATCAGATGACTTTAGTGTATTCTGATTGTAAGCCATTTTTAGTTTTCTCCTAAGCTAATTGTATTATTTTACTAATTTGCTACGGTTACCAACACTCATAATTCTATCCCAAACTTGATCTGGTTCGCTCTTCTGGGGTAGTTCCCCACCTTGAAGAACTCCAGCCGCCTTTGGAATTGACTGAGCTTTTTCAACTGCTTTCTTATTAGGATTTTCTTTAACTCCTGAGCCTTCTCTCCACACTTTTACCAAGGTATCTAGAGGGAGATCACCACGAGGAGTCGTAGCAAATCTAAGAAATTCTTCAGCATCGTTATCAGACATTTTATGTTTTGCCTTTAGCTCATTCTTAAGATTGTTGACTGCCATAGCCTCCTGTAGTTTTCCGAGTTCACGATCTACAGTCTCGTGTACAAGTTTTTGCTCATTCGTCACCCTCATTTTATAGGATGGTGAATCTTTCTTGTAATAGGCATCCCAAGGGTCGAAAGATTCAGAGGAAACTTCCTCTTTACTTTCAACAGATTCTCCAGACAATGTTTTCTCCATTGCTTCAACCAATTCTGGTTTTTCATTCAAAAGCTGCTTTAATTCGACCATATCTTTAGAATCTCTACTGAGATTCTCATAGTCGACAGTCTTTCTATCATACATTGATTGGAACTTTTTAGATTCAGCTTCCCAATCTACTACTTCAGATGCTTCAACACCTTCTGCTTGTTCCGGTTCTATAGAAACAATAGGTTCCGCTTCTATAACTCCTTCAGTAATTGGGTCTTGTCCTTCAACCTGTTCATTCTTATTAGCCATTTTTTCTCTCCTTTCCCGATTTCACGTGAGTGCATAACCGAGTGCTTTTCTGTTTACTTATTGTCTTCCTCAGATCCGAGCTTCATAGAATCAATTGCAGCTCCTAATTCTAACAACTTTTTATCTCCTTTAGTTTTTTCCATTTGAAGAACTTCATTTAACTGAGTTTTGAATTTCTCTGTTTCTACTCTTTTACGAGCTCCAACAGTTTCTCTCTCAGATGTTTGAAGATCTCCACTTAGTTTCTTCACTTGGTCTTCAAGTTGTTGTATATAGTTCTGCATTTGAGCCATAACGCTCTTTCTTTGGAGAACACCTTCTTTGTCAAAGATTTCACTTTTCTTTAAAACCTCGACATCGTCTACCAGGCCAAGTTTGTAAGCTTCTAAGTACATATTGTATTCTGCCACTTTGTTACTCGGTAAAGTTGAACCTGATATTATTCTAATATCGTGCTGACCCAAAGTTAAATCATTTTGAATCGACACCAATTCTTTTGTTTTATCATCATACAACCTATTGTTAACTGTAAACTCAGTTAAATCATTATTCGGTTGTACTACTCTAAAGGTTTTTTGATAATCATAATGTTTTTTAGCAAGATTATAAATCACTTGACCAATTTGAGCCAAACTTGATTCAATATCTCTTAGTTTAGATTTTCCTCTTGATTCGCCCATTTCAGATAGAAGCATCGTACCTCTTACTGATTCAGGAGCAGACTCTTTAAACCCTTGTAATAATTCTGGAATACCAAAATTTAAATCTATATATTTTTCCACTCTATCTATAAGAAAATAAAACTCGCTTGTTAAAGGAGCTGGTTGTGGATAATGTGGCTCACCAAATTCCGGATTATATTGAATAACCGCATTTGGGTTTGCCCAATCTTTTTCTAACTGATTAACGCTATCTACACTTCCCTCTGGAATTAAAAGTTTTAATCCAGCAGCAGACTGAGCGTGTGACAAGGTTAAAGAGAATAACTTATTTAAAAGCCTTTGCGAGTCTTTAACCTTGTTCACATCTGACTTCGGATAGGGAGTGTTAGTCCAAATATTCGCAAATGGAACAATTGGGTAGATATCAGTGTCTAAAACACGCTCAAATAATAAAACATTTCCTATGGTAGAACATTGTGCAATTCTTTCTTGCATAATTTCTACTATTTCAATAGCTCCAGTTTCTATAGCAATCTGAGTTTCTTCATCTTGCATTACTATAGAATATGTTTCCTGGTCTAAAATCTTTTCGCTGTCGCTTGAAGTATCAAAAAGCCTATAAAAAGGAACTCTAATTTTATAAAACCTATCTAATATCTGATACTTCTGATTGGTATTATAATCTAAATTTTTTGCCTCTGCTGGAGTAATAATACTATTTGTATTTTTCCTATTCGAAGTTGGATAATCTTCTCCATACAAAGAATTATCTCCAACCTCTACACTATCAATTGATTCTTCCAATTGAGGATATAAATTAAGTATTTGCTCTTTTGTTAAAAAGGTAGAAAGAATAATCCCAGAAGCATCTTGAAAAAATCTATCTCTTGATGCAGGGTCTACATATACACGAAAAGGATCAATGTGTGTATATTTTACTTCTCCTTTACCAAAATCTGCTTCAGGATCTATATAAGCATACATATATCCAAGACCACATACAGCATAATCGTGCACTACCTGTTTAAAAGTAACATCTCCTTTAGATATATCCCAAATATATTCTAAAAGAGTTTTCCAAACATTTGATAATTTATTATCAGAATCTTCTCTTCCTATCGCACTAAATCTTGCTGGCTTTGCGGTTAATAAAGATTTTAATTTATCAACAGCAGCATAAACTCTATCAATAACAAAATCTGCTTGACCAACTGCTTGTAAAGCGCTAGATTCATCAGCTGTATAATGATTCCCTAAAACAAAATCTACAGCGTCTCTGGCTTCAGTATCCCAAGTCGTTCTAGCGTCGCTCCATCTTCTAAACAATTCTTTATTTATCTGAGCTTTGCTCTTATTTTCGTCAGTGTGTGCTATGGTATTCTCCCAAATTAATTTTTATACTAAAAATAATACTTTTAACTTATCTATGTCAACACTTTTCTAATCTTTTTGACCTGTAATCCAAGAAATAGTCTGTGAAACAAAGCTTTTATCTTCTTTTAATCCAATATCGTCAAAATCTGAGATTTCTATAGCAGAACTTCTAGGTGGTTTAGCAGTTGTGACTGCATACCATAAACCATCTAGGACATCATCATTTCTACCTTTAGGAAACTGAAACATTTCTTCTACTAAGTCAACGTGTTCCTTTCTTATAAATAACTTTCTTCTATTAACAATAGGACAAAGCAATGCTTCTATTCTATCTTCTTTTTTAATGCCTGATGGAGGTCTTACTCCTTGTGCTAACCCAGGAGCTAGTCTTCTATCTGAACCAATTAATTGATTTACATAATCTTTGATTACCCCTTGCGCACCCACCTTTTCAACATTAACCCTTCTAACCGGACTGTATTGTCTTGCTATCTCTACTATTCTCTTAGGCATATCATACAAGGGAGATCTTTGTCTATAATAATCTATAACATATATATTTCTACTTTTATCAATTCCTATTACCATTATAACCTGATAATCACTCTTAGAGTTTGCTTCATATGCTAAATCTACTCCAACATATACATTTACAGGAATTGCTGATTGATCTACTAACATATAGTTAAAATTGTTTCTAGACTCTACAGTTCCATCATAATAGTTTATTCTATCTATCATAAATTTTGCAGAATCTAAATCTCTTGCTTCGTTTAAATATTCTTGTGCAAATTTATGAACAAGCCCCATATCAGAGAACCTTCTCTTAATATCACTTAATTTTTCTTTACTAAAATAACTTGGCCATAAAGGAATTCCGTCTGTAATTGCTTTTTTAAACATAACTTTCCAAGCATATTTTCTTTCATTCTTTCTTGCAGACTCATACCCATCATAAACACTTTGTAAAAAAGAATCATAATGAACAATAGTTCCAATCAACCATATAGATCCTTCTTGCTCTTTAGAATTTTCTAAAGCAGGTTCTACTGTAGACATAACCCATTCTTTAATTTCTCTTCTCCTATCAGGAGTTTTTGTATTTAGTTCTGATTCAAAGTCGTCAAGAACAATATTGGTATATCTTAAACCTAATTGAGAACGACCACGTAATCTTTGAGTAGTTCCTTTAGCAATAATCCTATCTCCTCTTGCAGTAGTAAATTCTTTTTCAGTCCATTTTTCTCCTTTTAAATCTCCAAAGTAATATTGTAAAGCAGGATTAATATCAATATGGTTTTGAATATATTTAATATGGTCTGTTGCCTGAGACTGTTCTTCAGATACCCAAGCAATAAATTCTCTTCTATCGGGTGGATTAAAATATAACCTATGTAATAATGCTGTTTTTGCTAAGGTTGATTTTGCGTGTCCTCTAGGTAAGATTAAACAAACTCTTTTTTCGTCACCTAAAAGAATTTTACTTAATTCGTACTGATAAGGCGCTGGGGAAGATTTCATAAAATCTTCGGGTAGAAACATTTGACCAAATGTAATGATATCTCTTTTTGCAAGCTCTAATGCTTTTTCCTTTGCTGCAAGATCTGGTGGAATAATGTTAAAATTCTGAGGCTTGTCTTTCATAGTCATCAACTCTATTCATCATCATTAGTGTTTTAGAAGACAACCAATCCCCGTCAGGAACCTCTGTAAATGTTTTTGAGTTTTCCCAAAGTAACGGCCCTGCTACATATATCCAAGCTTTTTCCGTTTTTCCATTATCTAGATTAACATCAGTTGTAGTTCTTATATATAAACCGCCATCAATATTCTCATAACTATCAAAGTATGATAAGTCTTCATTATTAACATCCATCATTTCAACCACAGCTCCTTCTCCTTTTTTATTTTTTATTAAAGCAGGAAAAGAAAGTTCACCAGGAAACACTAAACTAAATCCCTCTACTTTCCCAGTGTAGGGAGAACCTCTTCTTAATGTTCCGTATACTGCTAGTCTCATTATGCATACCCAGCTATATGTGGAATTCCTAAAGTAATAATCTCAAAATTTGGATCATATATAGTCAAACAATAAATACATTTTATAGCTGTGACATCTCTCTGTTTTGGACTTAAAATATAAACACCTGTTTTTTTAAGTCTTCTATTGCATATATAACATCTATTATTTCTCTGAAGACTTTTTAACTTCAAGTAATTTTTTGTTTTTCGATTTTTGAATTGCATTCAATTGCTCCTGTGAAAATCCCTGAAATAATGTTAAAGATTCTATTTTCTTATCTGTATCCATCATCCCTGAGATTTTAATTAATGTATTAAGCGCTGAAAGTTTATCTCTATCTGAACTATCTCTTTTATCAACAATGTTTCTCATTTCTGATAAAAGATAAGAAGGAGTAATATCAGCTTCGTCTAAGTATTTATCTATTTCTTCTCTGATCAAATTTCTAACCCTATCTGTTTTAAGCAACATTTTTGCTTGTCCTGATGCATATTTTTCATTATTTGTTGGAAACACTTTCATATATGCTTCTACAACATCATCTCCTTTTGCAACATACTTTGCAAACAAAAATTCTGCGTTATTTGCTTTCTCTTTTTCTTTTCTTCTAACAGAAGGTGATTTCCCATCAGATGAAAAAGTGTGCATATTCGTTCTCATTGGTCCTTTTATTAAAACATTTTTTTCACAAATAAAAGAACCTATAACAGTTCGAATAAACGTATATGTCTTTCTTTTGTCATTATCCTTATTTAGCATTCCTAAATGTAATACTTGACAAACCTGACCATCATCAGTTAAAACCCAATTACCTATAGAAGAATGTCGCCAATCTGAGACCAGAGCGACACTATCGTGATAGTCTCGGAACTCGGCAACATCTTCATATAAATAATGAGTGACTCCTTTTATTTCACGAGTCTTCATTAATTTATCTATTTTTCTTCTTTGTCGTCAACATCTTTGTTGTCATCAAGTTCATTGACAACAAAAGAAACATAGTTATTAACAATAAAACGTTTTTCATTCAATACTTGTTCTAATTGCACAACTTCTGATGCAAGTTGATTCGCTCTAACATATTGCGATTTTGCTTCATTGCTTAAGTCATCCATATAGAATTTGATTTCATTTCCGTCTCTGTTAATAACCTGTTCTTGACCTTTATCTTTTTTGGTCATTTCTATCCTCACTGCTTTTTTTATTTATTTGTCTATAGATATTATCACTTACTAATTCTGCAGCTACTTGTGCAAAATGATTATCATCATCAGATCCAGTTACTCCATAACCTTCTAATGCATTTAGAATAATATCCATCTCTTTATTTCCTATATTTAAATAATACATTCATTTCTCCTTAAATTGGGTTAACGTTTGGTGCAGCATATTCTTCAAGTTTGCGATGCAGTTTTTCTAAGATTACAACATCTGCAACATTGTGATCATAGATATACTTCATTGACTTTTCATCGCCCCATCTTGCTTTTGCCCAATGTTCGGGCAATACTCTTGTTTTACCTCCAATCCCAAAGAATTCGGTTGCAGCCATTAACGAAGAACGATGTAGTTTTAATTTAGATTTTACCACATAATATAAATCCTTATGCGATTTTTGTCTATACATCGGGAAATAAGTTTTATGATGCAATGCTCTAGTTCTTATAAATGGAATATCAAACCTCGTTCCATAGTAAGTAAAGATTACATCATACTTATTCATTTCGTCTACAAGCTGTTCAACAATGCGAGCATCTTGATTTTCAGACATTAGCTCTTCTCTTGTTATGGAAGCACCAGCTACTTCTTTTTCTCCCCTTCCCTTAATACACCAGGACAACATAATGTCTATATTTGCACTAAATCCTGTGGATTCAATGTCTAAATACCCAATAGTCATTTCGTGTCCGGTAGTATATCGAGTTGGTTTTCTAAGTCCCAAAGACTCAATTTTTCTTGAAACTGCTTTATACGTTCTATTATATCCAGCTTTTCTTATTTCTTGATATAATACAAACGCTGACTTAGCGGTTCTTTCATATTGATCTATGATTCTAACTTCGTCTTCTGTCCATTTTATCGCGGCCATAATTACTTCCAACCACGTGAAAAGAACTTTTTCCAACCAAGTGCTACTCTTTGCCAAAAATCTAACTTTTTAGCTACTTTTTTACTCTTTGCTTTCTTTGCCATTATTTACTCCATTTTCCTGATTTGACGATTAATGCCATTACACAATAGATTGCTACATCTAAGAACGCATCTTCAATCGGCTCATTTTGTGCCTTGAAGTCGTGTTTGGTGGCTAAATTAACCAGTCTGTTAACTTTATCATTTAATCTCACTATAATCCCTAATAAGGACATACTGATTTCTTTGTCATTGCTTAATAAGGTTCCCATTGCAATGTTGTTTGGACCGTAATCATATTGTTTACTACAAAAGGTTAAATACATATTGTTTAACTCTTTTTGAAACATTTCTTCGGTTTCGGGGTAATTCTCTTTAATATACCCTACAATATCTTCAATTAAAATTGTTTTAGTCATTTAGTATTCTTCTTCTTTCCAAATACCATTTTTCAGATGCTTTTGATCTTTTCATCTCATTATATAGGTCCATAACTTGATTATATGCTAATCTATAGTCTCTCCAAAACCTACTATCTTCTTTTTTAAATTCTTTTTTTAATTTTCTTTGACTTGGTCCCATATATAGTCTCCTATTCCTAATTGAAAAAACCCGTTCGATATCGCTTCTATCAGTGGTTCTTTATGTTGTTGTCCTGTATTGTATAGAATTGCGTGAATTACTTCGTGGATCAGTGTTTCTTTTTTTCTTGATTCTACAATGTCTTTATTTAAGTAAATGATGTTTGCATCTACCATATGTCTTCCATATAACGTCTTATCGTCGTCCTCGTGTACCAGCTCTTTTAAAAGAATACTATACTCGTGTCCTCCAATAGTTATATTCCCTAATAAATCCATTCTTTTCTCCCTATTTGTTAAATGTGTATGCAAATTAATACTAAATAGGTACACACGTCAACACCTTTTTTAAAAAAATTAAAGATAAATAATAGTTGACAACAATAAAAGGAAAGCATTACCTTTAATACTCGGTGCTCTTAAAAAAAACAATCTATTAAATCTATTTATTTAATAATACTCGGTGCTCGGAGAGATCTTTATCCCGAAAAATTTTTTTTTATAAGTTTTTTACCCCATATTAGAGTATTCCCGCAAAATTTTACAAAAAAGTTGAAAAAAACAGTCCAGTATCAAAAAATAGGGCGAGATTGTGTGTCGTTCTTCAATTCACAAAGGGGGCCGGGTCTAAAAAGAGTGCAGTTTGAAAGATTACGTTGAAAATTTGAAAAATCAAATAGTGATTATTGCAGCTGGATAGAGATTTAGAAAACAAAAGGACTAAATCTAATTTATCCAGCTGCAACCCCCAGTCAAGTCTTCTAACTCCACATATTGCTGGACTTACAGCATAGGGTAACAGCACCCACTTTTACCTAATATAAGGTATCCATTACCCACCGCTTTTAAGCACACTTTGAGCACATTTCTAAGTCCACATATTGTTGAAGTTACAAAGAGCTGCTTTCCCAGGTTGATCGTTACCGTTATGGCCATTACCCACTTTTGATTTATTGATGATGTCAACCTTATTCGTGTGCCTGGTCAAAGGTTTTTCGTGGTTTGGCTTGATAGAGAGTCCTATTATTACAATTATTACAGCCGAATAGAGAATTATATAAACAAAAATAATAATTCTAATTTATTCGGCTGCAACCCCCAAGCAAGTTTATTAGAAAAATAGCCGAATATTTAATTAGAGTATTTTGATTAAAGTCAAGTATAATCAACATCCGGTGATCATCTTTTTTTTGGCTTGGCTTGATAGCGACTAATATTATTATAGATATTATGGTTATTATGGCCGAATAGAGAACTGAAATTTCTATTCGGCCATTCCCCAAGTCAAGTTTTTCAATTTAGGCAAAAAAAAAGCCCTAAATTTCGCTTAGGGCTTTTTCTTATCTAATCGACTATTAGATTAACTGCTTTTTTCTACCACCTTTTTGTCTTTTGCTTTTGTTATTGTTTGTCCCAATAACTTATGATTACCAACTTTTGCAGTAGGGCGTTTACCAATAAAGCCAAACTGAGCTTGTCCACTGAAACGCCTTTGGACTATGTCGCCATTATCCAAAGTTTCCTTTTCAACCCATTCCGCCTTAAAATTAGCGTCTTTATCTGCGTAGGCTTGAACGACTTTCAAGAACTTTTCGCCTTGTTCAAATAGTTCCGGATTACAAAGTTTCATCTTCGTATTCCACCAACTTGAACGCGTTCCCTTAGCTCTTGAAATTGCATTTAATCGTTCAACATTTGAACTAAAAGTAACAACTGAGCCATTAGATAACGCCAAATCTTCGGGCGTAACATAAGAAATGTTAGCACTCTTGATTTGTTCCTTTGATAGCGACTTAAAAACGCCATTATCGATGTTTTCGTTCATCTTGTCATCAGCTTCTGCTTTTGCTAAAAGCGTAGCGTAATGTTGAGTCGCGGAAGTTTCAGGAAGTTTAATTCCCTTACTTGCACAATCTTGAAACTTAATCTTAATTACATTCATTAGATTAATTCCTTTTATTTTGTCCCTTATCATTAACAGATAAGCCGAACTATAAAGAATACAAATAAATAAGATAAATACAAATAAATAAAATCATTCTGCAAAATTGGCGTTATCTCAAAAAAACACCTAAAACGCTTTAAAACGCAAGATAGAGAGGTATTTTAATTCTAATCGCCTAATAGAGAACTATCAAAACTTAGGCGATTAGAAATACATAAGCATTCATTTTTAAATAATTTTGTTTTTTAATCAAAAATGACTATATTGAATGGGTTTTATATCCAAAATGAGAAACTAACTCTACAAAGGAATAAGAGATAAATGATAATAGAAAATAAAGATATCTGCATTACCGAAACTACTAAATGTCCTTGCTGTAAGCAGTGGGTAGATAAAAAGGTTCCGGTAGAAGATATAGAAATATCTATTAGATTTACAATAGAGAGAGTTGCGAATTCACAATATAATGTTATAGCAGAACTAGTCCATCTATTAAACGATGAACATAAAATGTTAGTAGCTAAGTTAAAAGAAGTAGACTCTTATGATGATTACTACAGACAAACTACAGGCTACGATACAATTAGAGAAGCTATATCAGGTGTTAGAAAACTTGCAACTACTCTTGGTAAATCAGGGACTTATTACTCTTTAGAAAGTAAAGACAAGAACTTTGAGATACACAGCAGAACAGACAGCACAGATATCTACTCAAAGACAGAAATCTTAGTAGACAAGTATGAACTTGAAGATAAAGCGATTACTCCTACTGAAAGATTGTCTAATGAAGTTAATGAGAAAACAAAGTTATTTCTAAAGATTAAGAGACAAACTATATAGTAGATAATAACTATTAGATATATTACTAATAATAGAATTAGTTTTGATTTGTAGCCACGAATTCCTAATAGCAGGATAGTGAGCTATAATTGAATTAACATAGATAACTCGGGAGGGTTAGATAAAATGAAAGTAAGAAAAAGCAATAATTACAGAGATGGTATTTGTTCTCTTACTACTCTTGTAGAAAGAGTAGATAAGAATGGAGATAATTACTATACAGTAAAATTTCCAAGACAAATATGGTTTCTGTTTAAAAACAAGAGCTACAAAGAACTTGTGACGAAATGGAACAAGAACGAAACGGTTCTTACAAGTAAACAAGAGACTGTAGAAGTCAGAAAAATCTACAAAGGTATTCACTCTATTCCAGTGTATCACATACATAGGGATAATAGAAAAATAGGAAGTGTTCTCTTACATTATGATAAGAGAGATGAACCGTTCTTATTTATACCAAGAGTTAAGTCTAATATGTATAGGCCGACACTGATTGCTAAGAATTACTATATCTTTAGCAATAGTTTAAAGTCGAACTTAGACATAGTAGATGGAGCTGACTTATGGTTTCAAATACAAGGGAGAATATTTACTCCCTAAAGGAGTTAAGATGTTAGTAGATACTATTAGAATTACTAATGCGACTGTAACACAAGAACAATTCAACGAGTTTGTAGAAGTGCAAGAAGAAGGAGAATATAATATGATGTCTCCTGAAGCTCGTATGCAGACAACTTTGAACAAGAAGGAGTGGTTAGATGTTATAAAAAATTATGACAAATATGCTTCTATGTACAAAGATCGTTGTGGTTGTTCATCTTGTTAGGAGAGTATTATGAACGAAAGAGAAGTAATACTTGAAAGAAGAAGAATAGAGAAGTTGTTCAAGAGAGTTAATAAGGATTATAAAGAACTCAAAAGTTCTATATATATGATGTATAGAGAAGTTGGAGTTCCTATGAAAATAAAGAAGAAACTAAAAGCACAAGTAGGTTTTACTTTATTCAATATCCAGTTAGACTATGACACTTTCTCTAAAACAGTTGTTGATGTTCTAACTTATTTAGGACAAACTGATAACTAACTGATGAAGTCTGCAAGGTATAGCAGACAGAAACACCCTGTCTATTAGATAGGGTGTCTTAGGTAATATACCTAACAATAATGTAACAAGAACTATAAGGAGAAAAACTTATGTGTGGAATATATGGTATGGCTAAACAACCTAACCAACAGAGCAAGAGACAGCTTAAGAAAGCACAGAGAGTTCTCAGAGAACTTGCTATTTATAGCGAGGATAGAGGACAAGATAGCTCTGGACTTGCAGTAATTGGAGAAGTTGAAAGCCAAATACATAAATCCCTCCTAGAGTCTTCTAAGTTCGTCACTTCTAGAGAGTGGGCAAACTCTATGAAATGTTTACCTGACAGGCATATATATCTTGGACATACAAGATTTGCTACTCAGGGAGATATTTCTACTAAGAATGCTCACCCATTTAAAGTTGGTAGAACAATAGGTGCTCATAATGGGTGCCTAACTAATATGCATAGTCTAAAAACTAAACTTGATAAAGTTTGTGAAGTAGATAGCCAGTTAATATTTAAGGCTATTGACTCAACAGAAAATATACAAGAAGCAGTAGACTATCTAAAAGGAGACTTTGCTTTAAGTTTTGTCAAAGATACCTATAATACTCTCTACTTATGTAGGGAGTCTAATAGGCCTCTCAGTGTTGCTTATTGGAAAGAAGCAAGAATTCTATTCTATGCTTCTAAAGATGAATATATAGAGAAAGCACTGCTTCAAGCAGGTGTATTTAACTCTATAACTATCGAATTAGAAAGTAATAGGCTCTATGCCTTTAATATTCTAAAATTCGATGAAATCAAGACGAATGTCGATAAGTCTGATTTTAACTTCGAGAGTCAAACATACTATAACTTCGGTTGTGGAGTTAACTATTATAGTGGTTACACAAAAAACTATAACAGTAAAGTTCTTGCATCTAAGTATGGTAACGGTTCTACGACTCAATATTCACAACAAGGTAGTATTTGGGAGACTAATAATGTTTCAGATGATGATTATGGAGAAAGAAGTATTATAGATAGTCACCTATTACAAGAAAGATACTATCAGGACTACGATGACAAAAATTGGTTTTATGACACTCTACAGGAGGACTGGTTCTACATAAATGTAGATAAGAAAGTTCTCTCAGAAGAGGAATTTATAAAGTTAAAAATCAATTCTCCAGTCTATTGTAGATATTGTGGTGTTGATATGGATTTTGAAGATTGTGATTGTTATAAACAAGCACTTAATCTAGAAAAAGAAGTAGAACTAGAAGACAAAATCGAAGGAGGACTACTATGAATCCAACAATAGATATAAGTTCTTTACAGAGCAATGTAAAGCATAGATATAATTACTTAGTTACTGATTTCTTTCAGAAAAAAGAGAAGTATGAGAATCTCTCAGAGATACCTCAAGAAGACTTCCTTGATAGTGGCTTAGCTAGTTATTATGCCAACTACGATGTAGCAATAGAATCTACTTTTAGATTTTGGGCTATATCTCAGGCTACACTCGGAGAACTTATAGAGTTGATAGAAGACATAGACAACCTTGAAATCTGCGATGATTGTCATATGCAGTTAAAAGACTACCCTGAATTAGACTATGATGTTAATAGTCGAGCAAGAGCAGTCTGTAGTAAATGTTTTGAAGAAAACTATACTAGCTGTGAAGGTTGTGAGTGCACTACTCATATAGATAATGTGGCTACTAATGCCGATGGCGACTCATTTTGTGGAGATTGCTACTATGAACAGTATGCTCACTGTGATCATTGTGGAATAGAAATGTTACAAGAAGATGCTATCTGGGAAGACTATAATGAAGTCTATCATTGTCATAACTGTTATCGTCACTCATCAGAAGAGGCTTGTGATAATTGGGAAGTAATTGATAGTGTAGAAGTTCTTAATTATGCACTTAATCAAGAATCTCAATATCAGTCTTATATGTCTGAACCTCAAGGGAGGGTTTCTTTTAAGAAATTTAAAGAGAAACCTAATTTTGAAGAAAATACTTCAAGACGATTTATGGGGTTAGAGATAGAAGTGCATAACTATGCTAGTAGCTATGGAGAAATAGAAAGTGCTCTTTGTCGCTCTCTTCAAAAGAGAGTGTGTGAAGAAAACTTACCTATGCATCTACAAGAGTTTGTAGACAGAAATGGTTCTCTAACTGCTAGTGATTTAGGGTTCAAAATTGTCTCTGATGGTAGCATAAATGGTATAGATGATGATGAGATAACAAGTGGAGAGATAGTTCTAGATCCTAGACAAGGCTCATATCTACTAGATGATTCTCGTATTGTGACAGATGCTCTGAAACAATACTTTGATAGTTTTGTGACAAGCAGAACAGGGCTTCATCTACATATAGATAGTAGAGACTTTGATTGGTATCATAGAGCAGTATTATCTCTATTCACTAAGATGTTTGAACCTCATCTATACTCTTGGTTAGCACCTTCGAGAATTAAAGGAACCTACAGTAGGCCTATGTCTCAAACTTTGGAATCATTCACAAACATAACAGATAAAGAAACATTTCTTGAGTTTTGGTATGATACACATCGTTATGATAGAGATAGACACTGTTCAGGCAAGAGATATCACTCTCTAAATATGCACCCTTCGTTCTGTAGTAATAAGACTGGGAGTATAGAGTTGAGATATCATCAAGGAACTCTTAATGCAAACAAGATAAAACACTGGGCAATCCTTTGGGGTTGTATCTTTGACAAGTGCAAAGAGATGGGAGATACTCTCTACTCTTTGAGAGGAGATGATTGCATTAAGTGGACTGTGTCTGAGTTGTTAGATATTCCATTGAATATTGAACATACAGATATTTTAAATGAGGATATGAAGAAACTTGTAGAAAATGAAGAAGTATTTAATACTCTTAGAACAAACTACAAGTCATATTATAATCCTTGTATAGATATCCATAATCTGTTTGATGTTATGGAAGTTCCAATGAGAACAAGAATGTTCTATACAGGTATGTTAGATTTCAGACTAAGAAATTCTCAAACACCTACACAACACTATACAAATTGTTTTTTCAACAATACTGGGGTTGTCTATTGGGATAGAGATGCTCTTAAGTTTAGAAATAAGGACTTTGAAATAGACACTATAAGTAGTAGAGATGCTATGAGTAGTCCTCTTGGTCAAAGTAGTGTTAATTTCTATCCAATGAAGATACAGATATCTGACAAACATATAGAAAATTCCTTGCTTTCAAACTTATTAGTAAAAGGGAATTTATTAAGTAAGGATATTATAGGAAAAACCTATAAGATGTCTGAATTTAGTAAAAAGTGTCATCTGAATAAAGCCTTTAAGTATAGGGTGAATTCAGATGAAGTTGAAGAAGAGATATCTGTTAAACCTAGTCAAGTTGTATTTGAAGAAGCTACAATTGATAGTGTAGTTGATGGGCTCTCTAGAACATCTTTAGATACTACCTTTAATACAAATCAGAGTGAATATCATAGATATCTTAATGAAGACGATATGTTATGGAACACTGAAGCTAATAGATACGAGCTTGAAAACGAAGAATAACTAAATAGAATAGTGCGAGTGTAGAGATAAAGCAATTTATCTCTGTGCTCACACTTTTCTCTAAAAATTTTTTGATCAAGAAATGGGGTGTAATTGCCGGATAGAGATGCCGGATAGAGAGGAAAAAAAATAAAAAAAATGTAAAAAAAGGTTGACATAACCAAAGAAAATTAGTAAATTCTTTTTGGCGAAGAGTTTTGCCAAAAAAGATTTTTGACAGGGTTAAATAATTTAATTTAACGGTGTAGAAGGACACCTTTTACTCTATATTTATGTTATTGTAGTTAAATTGATAAGAGTTATTTAAACATAGACGGTTGGCGTTTACCTGTCAAAAAATTTTATAAACAAATACACTAAGGGAGTGTTATAATATGAATAAAAATAATATAGTTAATGAAAAACAAGTAAAAGAACACTTTGTAGATAGAAAAATTATCCCTGTTCTGTTTATGGATATTTATAGTCTTCTAAATGATTTAGAAGATAGTCACATAACAGAGGAGACAATTGCTCAACTTATGAGTGTTAGAGAAGAAGATGTGCCAGAACAGGTAAGACTAGTAATGTCTGATGCTATAGGATTCTTCGATAAAGAAATAAATATGTTACGTGATCTTCTTACTAGACACATAATAGATATGTTTCTGATACATTTGGAAGAACAAAACAGAGACCACTCTGAGTTTAGCAAAGAATATAAAGAGGCTTATGGAGATATTCTCGCAGAGAAAGAAATTCAGAAAATAGCATTGGAGGAAAAATGAAACAAGCAAAGGATATAAAACTATACAATGTTTATTACGACTATGACAATAGTATGACTTATGAAACTACAACAGATAATTTTGATAAATGGTTAGAACAACATAATGAAGAACGAGCAGAAGAATTGGCTTGTGGAATGTCATTTGGAGAAAAAGAACACAAAAATAAAGAGTGTACTTGTTATGAAAGTGCAGATGAATTTGTAGTTAAAGACGCAGGTTTAATCTTATTTGATGAGGTAAAAAATGAAACAAGCTAAAAATCACGAAATGATTAATGTTAAGACGGACTTAGCAAACTTTCTACATTTCTATTTAAGCCAAACTATGTCGCTTGAAGAAATGGACGAGTGGGCAAAGCGACTACAAAGAAAATGGGACTTAAAAAGTGAGTTATTAATGGAGGAAAAATGAAAGAAAACTTAAAATGTTCTTGTGGACAAAGTATAGATTTTAACAATTCTTACTTTGTGGACAATGATAATGCAGCAATATGTAAAGACTGCTATAGAAAAGAAAAGTGGATACAAGAAATAAACAGACATACTCCATCTGATCTAATAGAATCAGAGATTAGAGGAATATGGAAGGAGAGCGAAGTGAGTGAATCGTTTACTATGAAAAAAGAAGATGTAAAACAAATGATGAGGGACAATCTTGGAACTACCGATAAGGAATTTGAGATGTCTTGGGAAGATATGGTTAATGAAGATGTCGATGTAGATTCTGTTTGGGAAGAACTTCAAAATGTTTTAAACAAAAATTTACTACGAAATGATATATAAAGTTTTAAAGTTTTTATTGACAATGAACCTAAAAAATCACTATATTTTGGTATGAAAGACAGATTTCAAACATCATTTATAATTGATAAAAAACTTTGGATAAAGTTTAAATCAAAAACTGTAGAAGAGGGAGTATCTATGAAAGATGCCCTACATACCATAATAGATAAGTATGTTAAGGAGAAAAAAAGTGCCAGCAGTTGGTTTCATTTACCCAGATGGTAGTAGAGTCTCTTTTGATGACGTAAAGAAAGGAAAGGTAGACATAGAGAAAATGGGTATGTCTTTACCTACTTTAATAGAAATGTCAAAAGAGAGAGACCCTGAAAGAAAACCCTCAACAACAGAATTATTGGTGGGAACTTGTGAAGCTTTTTTAAAGAGAAGAAAAGATTATTATATTAATCCACAAGATAGAGCATTTTCCCTTGCAGGAACTATGCACCACGCAAGATTGGAACAACACCAAGATGAACGACACCTATTAGAAGAGAGCCTTGAAGACTTTGACATAACAGGGATAGCAGACCTTTATGATAAAGAGAACAAATTTTTGGTTGACTACAAGAATACAGGTTCTTACAAGTGCTCTCAACTACTAGGGATGAATTACCATAAAATTCCTGATCCTTCGGGTACAAAATATAAAATATCAGGTAGATGGGGAAAGAAAGGTTCTCCAAAGATGGTTAAACAGTGGTATAGAGATGAAGGATTGGCAGACTTTGGAGATTGGGGTTGGCAAATTAATTGGTATAGGTATCTATTAGAAAGAAAAGGATACGAAGTAGATAAAATGTATATACAAATTACCCTCAGAGACGGAGGGTTAATAGTAGCAAGAGATAGAGGATTAGATAAAAACATATATTTAATACCTGTTCCTAAATATGATAATAAAGAATTAGAAAATAAATTTTTAAGTGCAAGAGATGAGTTAGTTAAGGCACTAGATACCGGAAGACTACCTCAAAAATGCACAGGAGAACAGACTTGGAACGGACGTAAGTGTGAATCTTATTGTGAGGTTAGGCATTTGTGTCCATATATTAATGGGAGTATAAATGAGTAAAAAGAAAAAAGGCTTTATGCCTACAGAAAAAACTATTGTAGATATGCAAATGTCAACAGAACTTGACCATAATATCTATGATAAACATCAATATGTTTCAGAATTGAGAACTCCAATAGACCAAGTAAAAAGTAGAAGTGGATTTGATTATGTAGACGAAGGCTATATGCGCTGGTGTCTAAATAAACATTATCCAATTTGGTCTTGGGAGATAATTAAATATGAAACATTAGGAGATAAAGCAATCGTGGTTCACGGACGTCTTAGAATTATGGACGAAGGTGTTCCTCGTAGTTTTGACTCTGTCGCGGCTCATAGAATAGCCGTGTCAAGAAGCGGAAGTGGATATGTTGATTTAGGTAATGACCTAAAGGCAGCAAACTCAGACGCTTTCAAGGTAGCAGTTAACAGATTGTGTAATGTAGCAGATGATGTATATAGAAAACAATATATAGATAGATCACTTACAGACAAACAATTCGAAAAAGTTATATCTGTTATGTCTCAAATGAATACAGAGGATGCAGACAAAGTTAAAGCTGCACTTGAATATGGAACAATAAACAAAGACAATTACAATAAAGTATTGTCTAAATTAAAAGTTACTAAGGAGAATAAAAATGAGTGACATTGGACAAATGATAGATAACCTTGATGACAATCAAGCTTACTATGACCCAAACTCAGACACTTCAGGAAAAAAGAAGATAGTTATACCGGCTGGCACTTATGAAGCCACCGTATCAAGACTGTCAATAAAGAGAGATATTATTGTAAAAAATAAATATCTTTCTGATATCTTTGAAGCACACTATACTTTAAATGATAAACAACATCCTGAACTGATTGGTACAGAAGTTAAATCTAAAGGATACTTCAGATTTAAGATGCCTAACAAAGACAAATATCCTAAACTTGAAGATAATCAAGGAAACAATAAAGGTTATATGGTCTTTGCAGAAGCGTGTGGCTTCAAAATGGAAAAAGATGAACAAGGAAGATATTCTCTTCCTATGCTTACAGAGGGAGATATTAGTGGAAACCCTGTAAACATCAAAGTGGTTCACGACAAGTGGACAGATAGCTCTGGGGAAGAAAGAATTACCCCTCTCGCTATTAATGTGTTCAAATCTAATAAGGTTAATCTTAAAGAAGAGGACTTGCCATTTTAAAGAAATATCAATTCAGACTAGATAAAGATCATATAAAAGCACTGATTGAAATGATTGAAAAACATAGATGTGAAGGAGAAAATCAAATATGTATTGATTTGAGAACATCTATTAAAAATCAGTATAAAGAACAATATCAGAAAAAAGAGGAAGATTCTATTTCCGATAAAGACATTCTTGAAAATGCAGTTGCTATGTATGGACCTAGTCATTGTGATAACTGTGACTAATGAAAATTTCTAAGTGGAACCACATAATGAAGTCTTTCCAAGACTTGTTAGGTTGGAGCAAAGGAACTACAGAAGTCATAGTTACAAAAAAACTCGCCCTTGGAGATAAGGATATTCAAGATATTCAGGGGCGAGAAGAGAAGATTCTTACCTATTTGTTTAGAAAACGGTATAGACAAGAGAATAATAGGTTAAACAACAAATAACGCATAAGGGC